ACGAGCACGGGCAGCACCTCGGTCAGGAACCGCCGAGTCCGCTCGGAGGGCCCGGCCGCAGGCGGGGGCGTCGGCCGGTCGGCGGCGGCCCTCCTGGGGGTTTGTGCTACATTCTTCGGGCTCAAGGCCCATCTCCCATGCAGGGGTGTGCCTGCTGACAGCATCGGCTCAGATGCGGAGCAGGGTCAATCCTGGACGGTTGTCTGCTGAGCTTGAGCACGACACATCGGGCGGTTAGCTCAGTTGGTTAGAGCGCATGCTTGACATGCGTCCGGCCCCTTAGCGGTGTTGGCCCGGCCCCCCACGCACGAACGACCCGAGCGAACCGCGCCCAGTTATCGCGGTATTCGGGAGCACGAAACGGCCCCCGGACGCCCGGTGCGCGTCCCATCCTCCGAGCGGAGCGGAGCGCCCGGTGCGGTCGCCCAAAGGGGCACCAAAGTCTGCCCAAACAGCACCCTTCGTGCGTGGTTCACTGGGTCGAGAGGCTCGATGCGGCATGAGGACAGAGATGAGCGGATTGGTGCCTGACCAGCGCACTGAACGCCCGTCCCGGCATGCAGGTGAGCGTGCTGCCACCTCGCGTGCGCCGGCTCCAGGACAACCGCTTCCGGGCATCAGTAGGGCCCGGCCCGACCACCTTTCGTTGGTCCAACTCCTCGCGCTCCAAGGAACCGCGGGCAATCGGGCCGTGGGCACATTGCTCGACGGCTCACCGACGACCGGCCTCATCGGCGAAGCAACGGAGCACGCCCCCGCTGTGGCGCTCCAGCGGGACCCGCCCCCCGGCCGGCAGCCGGCCCCCGATCGTCGGGTCACCGACCTTGAGGCGCGAACGGCGGCCCTCGAGAAGAGGCAAGCTGCAACAGCCCTCGACCTTGAGTACCGAGGGATTGTGGGCCAGCGTCTGTCCGCCTACCGCCAGACGATATACCGGTTGACTGGGGCCTTCCAGGGCGCGACGAACGGCTTCCAAGGGGCCCAACAGCGGCAGGCCCAGAGTGACGCGATTCGGAACCAGATCGTCGCCATGATCGTCGCCGTCGGAGCGGCCGGCCTCGCCGAACCGTTTCTGGCAGCGAGCCTCGGGGCTCTCGGACCGCGGCTCGGTGTGGCGGCGGCAGGCATCACCAGATGGGTCGAGGCTCTCGAGAACCCGCTCAACGCGCTCACCGCGGGTGGCGCGAGCACCCTCGCGACGGCCGCAGGGGGCGCCCAGGCGCGCGCGGGACAGACGCCGCCAGTAGGCGGGGCGGTACAGGCTGGCGCGGGCGGAGGTACCAGAAGCGCTGGTGACCCGATGAGCTTTCTCACCGCGAACCTAGAGGCAATCGAGGTTCGCAGCCAAGCTCTTGATCAGGCCTTCACTGCGCGGGCGAGTGCGCAGTCCTCAACGACCCCTGAGCAATGGGCAAGGTGGGACGCTGGAAGACAGCGAACTGCCTACGCCGAGATGGTCGCCCAGCTCGATGCCGCGGCGCCCCCAAGCGTTGACTTCCTCAAGGCCGCTGACGAGCTCGCCCGGGTCATCGAGCGCTACATGTGGGCTGCCTGGATCACTGCCAACTTCACCGTCATGTCGGACGTTCTCGTTGGGGACGCCGACCAGATCACAGGCATGGGGTCGGAGATCGAGGACAGGCTCAACGCCGTCGGCGTGTCAAGCCGCGCGAGCGTCACGCTGACTGGCCACTGGTATAGCGCGAACAGTTCTCATGCCGCCACGGGTCTCAGAGACTGGGCCGCCGCATATCGCGAGGGACTCACGACGAGGTAGCTGAGAGCCTGTGCCAGTGGATCCCGCACGTAGCCGGCCGTTCGTGTAATGGGAACCTGTCGCGCGGAGCCCCTCACCCGCGTCACGGCCCCCGGTCGCCCGGCGCGTGTCCCATCCCGCGAGCCGGAGCGGAGCGCCCGGTGCAGAGCCGGGGGCTGAGGCTAAGCTAGCGCACCGTCACGTCGGCCGACACCTCGCCGGTTCGGCCCTTCACGGCGCAGGTCACGGTTACAGGCACCGTCTGAGGGTTGGTCTTGGGTCCGACCACCCAGCGCCAGGTCGCGTCGCCGTTCGCGTCCACCTTCTTGGGGTCCAGTCCCGCCGCGGTCGACGTGCCGGACTCGTACTCGACGCTGATGCTGCAGCTCGCCCCCTTGATCGTGCGGACTGTGATTGAGGCGGGGTCGCCCGGCGAGACGGTCTTCGTGATCTTCGTTACCTTCACGGGAACCGGGAGGGGCACGGATGCGGCGGGCGCCGCGGTGGCCGGCGCCTCTGCCTCGACGCTCTTGCACAGCGGGGCGCTGGCAACCTCCGCGGCCATGCAGGCGTTGCGGAGGACCTCCGTCGGGGTGCCTGTGAACCCGGCTCCGCCATGGGCTGCGAACGCGGCCGACCAGTCGGCGACGGTCGAACACGCACGGATGGCCGAGTACAGATCCGACACGCTGTCAGACATCTCGTCAACACCTGCAGCCGCCGCGAAGGCCGCATCGCAGGCCGTGGCCGCGGTTGGCGTCGGCGGGCTGGTCGGCGTCGCGCCTCCGCAGGCGGCGAACACCAGGACGAAGGCGAGCATCAGGCGGCGCATGGGTGACCTCCCAGCGCCAGCCTAGGCCCCCGGACGCCCGGTGCGCGTCCCATCCTCCGCAAGGAGCGGAGCGCCCGGTGCGGTGCCGGGGCGAGGAGTAGGGTAGTCGGGTCGACAATCACGGTGATGCACGGAGGGACGCGATGACAGCGAATTTGCCGCCGGTCGTCGTGAAGACGTATCAGGCGCGGACGCTGGCCGACGCAACTGCGCTCCTCCAGGGCGATACCAACGCGGCCTGGGCCGATGGCTATGCCCTCAGCTCGCAGGCTTGGGCGCCGGGCGGGCGGACGCCGGCCGGGATCATCTGCTTGATCCTCGGGGTCCTCTTCCTGCTGTCCCCCGTTCCGATCGCGTCCATCTCCAAGAACCCCATCCCGATCCTGGTGCTGGTGGGCATCGCGCTCTTCTTCATCTATGCCGGAGTTGTCAGCCGGTCGCCCGGCACGCTGTCTGTCACCTTCGCGCGGCAACGCTAGCGGGCGCATCGGGGACGCCCCCGGGGCCAGCCTTCGTCCCCGACCTGAGGAGAGATCACGAATGCATCGAGCCCTCGTTCTGGTACTTGTCGTTCTTCTGGTGGCCGCCTGCTCCGGAACTGGATCAACGGCCGTTTCAGGCGGCACCACCGCGACCGCGGCGCCGAGAAGTGAGGCTCCGCCCGCCGAGACCCCCGCCGCCGCGCCCGATGCGACCGAGTCAACGCCGGAAGCTCCGCCCGCCGAGGGGCCAGTTCAGTACCAGCCGGGCGACAAGATCACCATCACTGAGGGCGGCTCGGGTTGGGCGCAGATCGTCGTGTCCAAGGTCGAGACCGCGAAGACATACAAGGGCGAGTACGGATCAGACGTACCCGATGTGAAGGGCAACGTCTACATCCAAGCCTATGTCACCTACACGGCCCTTCAGGACGGGGTCTCATACAACCCCTTTGACTGGCAGGTCTTTGCGGACGGCGAGGCGGTGAGCGGCTTCACTTTCGTGATGTACGGGCCCGAGCCTGCGCTTTCGTCCGGTGACCTTCCCAAAGGCCGCAAGGCGTCCGGGTGGCTTGTCTACGAGGTGCCTGCGAAGGGCAAGATCCAGCTGTCGTACAGCGGGAACATGTTCCTCAATGAGGCGCCCGTCTTCGAGGTCGTGATCCGGTCGAAGTAGCGGTCCTCGACGCGGTCCCGGCGGACGTGCGGCAGTCAATGGAACGCCCCGGTCGACCGCTGCGCGTCCCGTCCCCCGAGGGGAGAGCGGAGCGCCCGGTGCGGAGCCGGGGGCAGCCGGGCGCGGCGGGGTCGCCTCAGGCCGTCGCCGGGCGTCGCCCCGCGAAGACCAGCATCAGGAGGGCGATTCCGCTCCAGAACAGGGCCAACGCGACGAGCGTGAAGTAGAGCGCCTCCTCGCGGACCGGTGCCACGCCCAGCGCGATGGCGATCGGGGAGAGGAAGAGCACGATCATCGAGGGCGCCCAGACCGCGAAACGGACGACCTTGATGCTCCTTCGGATCGGATCCTCCGCCGCCCGCGCCTCCGGCGTCAGGTTGTTGATGGCGAAGACCCCGATGAAGACGACGAGAAACAGGATGCTGCTCAGCGCCCAGATCTCGTGCTCAGTGAGGCCGTAGCGGCTGATGACCACCGGGGCGAGGGCCGCGAGGACGGCCGTCAGCCCTATGGACACGACGCCGCGCATCCACGCGACCTCGAACGCGTCGCCCGCGCCGCCGCTCCGCACGGCGATGAGCGCCCCGAAGCCGACGAACACGCCGGCGATCCCGGCCAGCTCCATGAACAGATCGGCGTCCTGCATCTCCCGGCACCTCCTGCGTGCGTGGTGTTCACGGCCACGATGCACGGAGATCGTCCGGCGGTCGAGGGGCAAACGGCCCCCGGACGCCCGGTGCGCCTCCCATCCTCCGAACGGAGCGGAGCGCCCGGTGCGGAGCCGGGGGCGGGTGGAGACGCTACTCGACCCGGCTCTCGCCCGTGGCGAGGGTCAGACCCACGACGCGAAGCAGTTGACCTCGACCGCCGGCTCCTGGGCGTGGGCCATCGCCCGCTCGTACGCGATCACGGCGGCGACCGCGAGGTCGATCTTGCGCGGGCTGTCCTTGTGGTCCTTCGTGATGAGGCGCCCGTAGCGGGTGTCTCGCGTCTTGCAGTTGCCGACGTGGCGGGATAGCGCCGGGTCGCCGTCGTGCGTGAGGGCGCCCTCCATGACGGCGGAGTAGAACCGGTCGCAGGCCGGGCCCATCCGGGCCGGGACGTTCGTCTCGAACCGCCGCACGACGGACGACCACTCCATCTCCCATTGCTCGAGCTCGGTGTGCCAGCCGGGCGGATCGAACGCGAACTCGAGGACCTTCCAGCGGGCCATCGCGCCGGCCACGGCGGCGTCGACCTCGATCCTCGGCACGGTCCAGTCGGGGTCGCTCGTCACGCGCTCCCAGCTGGCGATCCGAAAGATGTAGCCGCCCGGAGTGCACCCGACGAGGGCCGTCGTGTCCCGGCTGTAGCTTCCATCGCCGCCGATCACGACCTCGGCGCCGTCCGGGGGCAGGCCGCCGGCCACGGCACGAGCGGCCCACAGGTCCGGGCTCAGCCAGGCGTCCTCGCTGGCGACCCAACGGTTGAGTCGGTAGCGCTCGAACTCGTGGCGCGGGATCTCGTGGAACCGGGCGACGAGCCGATCCTCCTCGAGGAACCTGCCGACCGCCGGGTTTGCCTCGCGGATCGCCCGCCGGAGCTCGGCCTCGTCGGTCAGGTCGTACTCGCCTGCCTCGGTCCAGCGGAACAGGAACCCGGGGTCCTCGACCTCGCCTGTCGCGATGCGCTTGCCGTGGGCATAGAGGCGCCCGAGGAGGCTGTCGGGGTCGGTGCCGGCCGTCGAGATGTTGATCTCGATGCCGTCGGCGCGCTTGGACAGGCCGTTCGCGAGGACCAGGTGCACGCGCTCCTTGCCGCCGGTCCACTCGTGAACCTCGTCGGCGACGACGCACGTCGGGCGGGCGCCGTCGTTCGTGCCGGCGGCCGCGGCGACCCGATACATCCGCCCTGGGCCGTCCCGGGTCAGGATCTCGGTGTCGTAGCACTCGAAGTACGGGCGGAGCGGACCCTCGGCGATCATCGTCCGCGCCGTGCCGAACACCAGGTCGGCCTGCTCGAAGGATGCCGCCGCGATCGGGATCACGGGCGACGTCGGGGCGAACGGGCCGCCGAGCTCGACGATCGAGATCGCCGCCGCGAGCTCCGTCTTGCCGTTGCCCTTCGGCAGGCCGAGGAGGGCCCGGCGGTAGCGGCGGCGGCCGGTGATCGGGTCGTATTCGTAGAGTCGGTCGAGGAACTCCCGTTGGAAGGGCGCCAGGCGGAACGGCTTGCCGAAGTAGTCGCCGACCCCGTGCACGAGGTGCTCCTCGACCCAGCGGGCGACGACCGGGCCGTGCGTCGGTGCGGCGGTGCGGCTAACGGTCGTCGCCATGGTCGGTCGCCTCCTCGAGGAAGTCTCGGTTGAGATCGGAGAGGGAGCGATGCGCCTCCCCGAACGTAACGCCCAGCTGGAGCCGGGCGCGCGGGTTGAGGCCGTAGCGGTCCTCGAGAGCGCGGATCTCGCCGTCGAGGGTCGCGACGTAGCCGAGGAGCGGGCTCAGGACCGGCTGCTGCTTCGAGCCCTCGACGAGTCGCTCCCGCCGGGCGACCCGGAACGCCCGAGCACGCTCGTCGAGGAGGAGGAACAGTCGCTCGAGCGCCGGCCGGTCGGAGTCGAGGAACGTCGACGCGATCGGGCTGTGCCAGAGTCGCCCCCACGCCGACGTCGAGGCCGCGAGGAGCCCGCCAGGGGGCGCAGGGATGGCCCGTGGCGGGCTGTCCACCGTCACGAGGCCGACGGGTCCCACGTTGCGCCGCTGGCGACGCTCAGGCGGTTTCGGCAGGGGTCCGGGCATCAGTCACTCCGGGAGAAACGCGCAGGGAACCCGTACACGATCCTTGTCGAGTGGAAGGGGGTACTTGCGCGGAGCGAGGGGCCGTGTTGGGTGTGCCCCCCCTGGTGGGGGCGCGCCGACTCATCGCCTCGCCTGCCGATCGGTGCGGGCGCCGACCCTGCCGTGGCACGAGCGGCAGAGGACGCGGACGCCGGCGTCGAGCGAGCCCGGCACGAGGTGATCGACGGTCAGGTCCTCGAGCGATCCGCATCGTCCGCACCACGGTTGCTCCGCCCGAACCTCGCGGGAGAACCTCGACCAGGCCGCGTCGTATCCGCGCATCGCGGGCGAGGGCCGACGAGCCCGCTCGTGAGCGAGCGTGCACGGCTGGCAGCGCGAGCCGAACCTCGTCGGTTGCCGACAAGTCAGGCAATAGCCGGCGATGCGTCGGGTCAACGGGCGATGCCTTCGGCCAGATCCGCGGCGGCGGCGCGCTGGCAGGCGGGGGACTGGTGCTCCCGCTGGTCGAGCCAGTTGCGCGCGTGGTCGATGAGGGCGGGGACCATCTCGTCGGGGACGTGGTGCTCGCCCATCTCGCCGTGCAGCGCGGAGGCGAGCCAGCCGAGACGCTGGGCGAGCGTCGCCGCTGGGGGCGGTGCCCAGTAGCCGCCGACCCACACGCCGCGGGCCTCGTCCCAGGTGCCGCCGGTGTAGTGGCCGAAGGTCTGCCCCTCCGCCTCGAGCTCCTCCGGGGTGTAGGTCTGCTCCGTCTGCATCTCCCGCCACTCGCGGGCCCGTGAGAGCGCGTCCTGTTCCGCTGCCGGGTGACACGACGGGCCTGGGCAGGCTGCCGCGAGTGAGCACGTCTGGTAGTACTCGCCGTTCCAGTGCAGATGCGGACCGATCACGGCGGGGAGCTTCCGGGAGGCGCTCTGGCAGAGCTTCGGGGTCGTCGTCTCGGTGGTCATGGCGTGTTCTCCTTCATGGCGTTTGCGTTTGCGTCTGCGGCGTCCGAGGACGGAACGGCTGGTATACCCCCTCGTGCGTCACTGCACACCTGCACACCCCCCCAGCTCGTCAGCCGTCGGGAGGATCGTCACCTCGTCGGGAAGGGGGTCGCCGAGGGCCAGTCGAGACGGGAGCCCGCGCTTCTCCTCGATGTTCTTGACGTAGCCGCGCTCGATGCTCGCCTTCACCCGGCGCGTGGTCGACGACCTGTCGAGCCCGAGCGCCGCCGCGATCCTGGCGATGGAGGTCTCGCCGCCGTTCAGCGTGAGATAGCCGACCTTCTCCACGGTCTCGCGGACCGACTCGGGGACCGTCAGCTCCACGGCATCCGACACGAGGTCCACCACGAGCTCGCGGACGGCGGCGTAGTCGACGATCGTCGCGACGATCTCGCCGTTCACGATCTCCCTGGTCGCCCGGTGGAGCAGGGCGTGGGCTCGGATCAGCGAGAGCAGCGTGGAGAAGTCGCGCCGAAGCCGCACGGCAACCGGTGGGATGGCCTCCGCGAGTGCCCGCGCGTACGGGACGTCGACGTCTGTCGGGCCTTCGGCGAGCCATTCCTGGAGCTCGTGCCAGGGTCCGACGTCGCCCTCTCGCCCGGTGCCGCCGGCGAGGGCGTGGAGGACGGCGCGGGTCTGGTCGGGGGTGTCGGAGACCGTGATCGAGAGCAGCCTCGTCTCGTTCTCGGGATGCAGCCGAACGGCCGTCGTCGTGACGATCAGCCCGGTTGGCCCCTCGCGCTCGATTAGCCTGGAGTTGAGCCCTGCCTTCGTCTTCTCGACGAACGCGTAGCGGATCATGCCCTCCGAGAGCAGGGACCGAATGAAGTAGCTCTGCATGTCGCCGGCCATGCCCTCAGCCTCGTAGATCACGAGGATCCGGTGCTGGAGCGGTTCCTGGTCGTACGCAAGGTTGCGCTCGCTCATCGCCGTCAGCGCGTGGTAGGCGGACGGCGGGAAGTACTTGATGACCGTCTGGACGAGGAAGCTCTTGCCTCCCGCGCTCGGTCCCTTCACGGCCAGGGACACGATCCGATCGAGGAAGCGCGACGTGACGACCAGGTACACCAGCTTCGCGACGTGGATCTCGCCGGCGACTCCGATCGAGGCCATCTCCGCGGCGAACCGGGCGAGGATGTCCGGCTCGTGGGCGAGGGTGTGCAGCTGTGCAGCTGTGCGGGAGGGGGTATACCGTCGGTCGGAGAGCGGGTCGATCACCTCGAGAGTCTCGGCCAGGGTCGCCAGCCCCAGACGTTCGCGCTCCGCCTCGACGATGGCGAGGTAGTCGACCTCCTCGTCGGGGGTCAGCGACCGCGTCACCTCGGCCTCCTGGGCCGCGAGGTTGGCCCGCGCGATCGCGGCGCCCGCGACCAGCTCGGGCGTCAGCTCGGGCTCGGGCACCGGGCGGCGCCGATCGTCGGCGGGCAGCGCCTCGGCGGCGCGGATCGTCTCGAACAGCTCGCCGACCGGCAGCCCAGGAGGCGGGGCGTCATCCCACGGCTCGGTACTCATGACATCGCGACCGTCTTCGCGGACCTGCCTCGCGGCGGGCGCCTGACATCGGCGCCGCAGCGCCAGCAGACCGCGGCGCCGAGCCGGACCAGGAGGCCGCAGCGGCGGCAGGGAGCGAGGAACGGGCTCATCGCGACCTCCGCGCCGTAGCGACCTGGTAGCCGCCGGGGCGGGCCTGCCAGAGCCCGGCCTCGATCAGCTCGAAGATCGAGCGGTGGGCGTGACGGTCGCCCGAGGCATAGGCTCGGCGGATGGGGACGAACCCGTCGCCGCGGTTCCGCTCGACCCAGCGGGACGCGCTCTTGTGGAGTCGAAGGGCCTCGGCGGAGGGACCAAGATCAGTCGGATGCGGCATCGTGGCGAGTCCGCGTCGCGGCCGCTCCCGGAGTCTTATCAGGACCGGGGGCGGCTTTCCTGCGTGCCGCGGCGCTCTTGGCCGCGAGGGTGAGCATGTAGGCGCGCCGGGCTCGGCCGGCCCGCACCATCCGCGCGGGCTCGGGGAGCACGCGCTCCGGGTCGACGAGGTTCTCGAACCGGCGGCGGAAGCCGAGGTGCGCGGGCCCGACCATCGTCTCGGCGTCGTGGCGAGACCAGGCGGTCAGACCGCCAATCCTGCCAGTCAGTCGCGGGTCCGGGCGTTCAGCGCTCACACCGCGATGGTGGAGCGGCCGCCTACCGCATGGCCCGGGACGATCTCGGGACTACCGCGGGATTAGCGATCCTCCTGAACCTTCTCCCAGGGGAACGGCGGGACGATGCCGTCCCTGACGTAGCCGTTCAGCGTTCCGGGGTCGATCCCCATCTCGGTTGCCATGGCGCCCTTTGTGAGACGAGCGTTGCGTTTGCGGAGCGCCGTGAGCGCCTCCATGAACCGCCCTCGCGGGTCTGCTAGAGCTCGCGACCGCCGCGCCGTCGTGTGACCGCGAGCGGTGGCCAAGAGGGCGAGAACCGTGCGGCGTCCATGGAGCGTGCCCCAGTCGACGTACTCCCCAGAGCGCGTGAACATGATCTCCCAGCCCTTGCCCAGGCGAGCCTCCCGATCGAACTCGTCCTCGATCTCATCGTCGGCATAGCCGCGTTCGATGTAGAACTCGATCTGGCCCTCCCAGGTACCCAGGTCGCGCTCGTCGCTCATCGCTTCGGCTCCTCGCCGAGCCGATCCATGGGCGAGAGCGCACGGGCCGACTTCAGCGCCCGCTCCTGGCGGGTCGACGCGGCGTAGCGGGTGAGCATGTCGCGGCTGCGCCAGCCCGCCACGGCCATCAGGTCGGTCTCCTGCATGCCGGCGGCGAGCATGCTGTGGGCGTAGCTGTGGCGGAACGTGTGCGGCGTGACGCGCCCGCCGACGCCGGCCTCGCGGGCCCGCGCCCGGATGAGCTCGGCCAGGCCCGTCTCGCGCAGCTGGCCCTTGCGCCCGAGCCAGAGCCAGGGTAGGGGAGCGTCGGGCCGCTTGGCCCGCGCCCGGACGTAGCGGTCGATGGCGCGGACCGTCGTGGCCCCGACGACGACCATCCGGGTCCGGCTGCCCTTGCCGGTCACGCGCAGCATGCCGGTGTCGAGGTCGACGTCCTCGCGGCGCAGCCCGAGAACCTCGGCGCGGCGGACGCCGCTGTCCATAAGGACGCGCACGATCGCCTCGTCGCGCCGCCCGACGAACGTCCGGTCGCGCTCGGTCGCGGCGAGGATCGCCCGGAGGTCGGCATCGCGCAGGACCGGCGGGGGCGCCTCCGGGAGCTTCGGCGGCTTCATGTGCAGCATCGGGCTCTCCCGGACCTCGCCCTCCTCGACGCACCAGACAAAGAACGCCTGCACGCCGCGGTAGCGGTTGTGGGCGGTGCCGGGCGAGCGCCGGGCCAGGAGGTCGGAGACGAACGCCTCGACGTGCTCGCGGCGGATGGCGGCGACGGCGGTCGGCATGCCCGCGGCGGCGAGGAAGCCGGCCAGCTGCTCGACGCTCGTCGCGTAGGTGGCGATGGTCCGCGGGCTCAGGCGGCGGGCGGCGAGGGAGCGGCGCCAGGACGCGACGAGCGCACCCAGGTCGTCGGTTGCCGTAGAATGGGCGCCCATGGCGGGCTTGACTGGCATCGTTCCTGCTCCTCGTGCGAGTGTCCTGACGAGCACTAGCATGCGGTATTGGAGCGGTGTAGGTCAAGTCCCCGCCGTGAGAATACCGGGTAATGTGCTCTAGCTGAGCACGACACATCGGGCGGTTAGCTCAGTTGGTTAGAGCGCATGCTTGACATGCATGAGGCCAGAGGTTCAAGTCCCCTACCGCCCACCATCGAATTGAACGCGTCGAGCGGGACGCGCCCCCTTCACCCGGGACCCCAGAGAGCGGCAGGCATCGGCTGGAACCTGCGGCGGCAACCGGCGGGCGGGGCACCACCCGCGAGTGGCCGGCGAACCGGTCCGGGATCCGCCCGTTAGCGCGGTACCTGTGAGCGCGCGACCCGGCGGTCGCGAAATCGGGTGGAACCGCGGGAGGCCGCAGCGGCCCTCTCGTCCCGGGTGGACGAGAGGGTTGTTCGTTTCCAGGGAGGCAGACGACATGGCGGACCAGCAGCGACCCGGAGAGGCGAGCGCGATCGGCATCGCCGACGACGACCCCGCGCTCGAGGCGCCCGACCGGGGCT